TATCTTTTATTTTTTTACGTTCTTTCGCATATTTATTATATTCTCTACTTAATGTAACAGATAATTTTTTATTTTTAGGTATATCTTTCATTAACTCTCGTAATTCTTTATCATACATTTCATACCTTTCGCGATAATTCTGAAATACCTTATTATCAACTCTTTCAACTAATTTATCTCTTACCTTTTTAATATCAGCATTTACATTTATTGTTTTAAACGCATCTCTAATAACGTAAAAAAAACAATCACCTTTTCCAGGATTATCTTTAACATTATAATTATTATTAGTCATAAAATCTTCAATCCATTGTGAATCAGTTTTACCTGATTTTTTATAATTTTTTCTTTCTCTTTTATCTTCTTTTTCTTTTTCACCTTCTTGTAAAAAATCATCATCGTCTTCATAATCTTCTATATTTAATTCAGCTAATACAGTAGGAGGATTTTTTAATTCTCCTTCTTGTTTTTTCTCTTCACTTTTATCCTCCCCCTCCTCATCGTCCTCATCACTTAAATCAAGTAATTCTTCTTCTTCATCATCTTTATCTTCTTCCTGATCACTTGAACCATAATCTCCTGAATCATAATCCATAAGTAATTTTTCATTTTTCATACATTTATCAATATAAGGTTTATCTATGAAAGTATATAATAAAGGTCCATCTATAATAGAAATATCTAAATCACCATCTTCATCTTTTAAGTTTTCTAATTGTTTGCTATGAAATTCATAAACTCCAATTTGATATATTTTATTTGTTTCATCAACTACTAAATAAACAGGAGTAAATAAAATATCATTATCAATAAATGTAAATTTAATATCCCCTAAAGCAATAATAACGGGAATATTAAATAATTGAATTTGATACATAGAAACATCACGTCCTTTATCATTTTCATCAATCTTTTTTAATTCTGCATATGAAACTTTATCATTAATTTTTGATAATACCATATAATTTATTCTAATATTAAAAATTTACTTAAGAAACTATCGCTACTAATTTCTTCAATATAAAACCACATCGTTTTTCTTCTTTGAACAATATCATAATTAGTCGATTCTTTTTCAAATATAACAATTTCTTCCACCAAATCTTGTTTTTTCTTTTTTCGTTTTGAAATACCATAATAACCGCAAATAAATTCTAATTGTTTTTTTGTATAATTACTATCATAATCTATTTCACTTGCAACATAATCATCTATAGTTAAATAATCAATGTTAGAATCATCTAACTTACATGATTCGGCATTAACTTGTTCCATTAAACTTTCATAAGTAACACTATTATCCGTATTCTTATTTGTTTCATTTAATGAATAAGACATATTTTTATTAGTCATAATAATATAATAATTAAAGTGTTTTTATATTATTATTATTAATCTTCTTCTAATTCGTCGTGTAGATCCATAAATTTAAATACCATTTTACTATTTAAACTTGGATATATTTTTTGATTTAAATTAGCAAAATATTCAATAGAATTTAAAATATTATCCCAGTTATTAGATTTAGACAAATATTTTATTCCCGATGTTATCATTATACTAATATTCTCAACTAATTCTGTAATATGATTTGCTTTATTCTCTTTATTAATATCATTTTTGATTTGTTCAATAAAATCCATAATAATATTTTCAATTTCATTTTTATTAATAATTTCTAATTCTGCACAAATACTAAAGAAACTGCTTAATGCTCTGCGTTTTTCATTTTCTTTATTATATTCACAAAATAAATCATAATCTTCTGATGCATCTATATAATTAATATTAGTGAATATACTTTTAAAATTCTTGAAATTTTTAAGACAAATATCCTTCATAATAGGAAATTGTTCAATTAATTCTTTATATAATGTGGCATATACTTTAGACCAAAATTTATGAACACTTCCAATTTCAAAAATAGCTTCTCCAATTTTTTCCAAAGAAGATTCACTATTACTTTCATCTTTAATAATATCTTTTATAACACAAACAATATCATCTAATACAATATCATAAGTTGTAATTGTTAATTTATTTAAACTACATCTGATTTTGTCCATTTGTGCTTGAATTCCTTCAGTATTTTTAATTAATTTAGTTTTTTTAAAATTTCTTATGGTATTCCAATCTTCTTCAGTAATTTCTCCTTTTTTAATAGGTCTTTGATGTCTGTAATTATTTCTTTTAAACACTGGTGTTTTTTGATATGATGGTGCGCCAACTCTCTTAGATAATTTATTTATTTTATCAATTATTTCTTTGCTTAATTCTTGAATTTTACTTTGATTTTCTAAATTTAAAAAGAAATCTAACATATATTGTCTGTCCGCTAATATAGAAGCCATTATCACTAATAATATTATTTATATTATTTTATTTATATCAATTTTGGATTAACTTAAAATTGAAACAAACTTAAATATATTATAACAATAATAATTACGATGACTTCAGTATTAGAGAACTCCTCAAACGAAAATTTATTATACAAAATTAAAAGCTGGGACGATGAAAAATTAGATTTAAAACAAAAGCTATTAAGAGGAATATATGCTTTTGGTTTTGAAAATCCAAGTTCTATTCAAAGTAAAGCACTTTATCCAATGACATATAGACCTGCAAGAGATATTATTGCTCAAGCACAATCTGGAACTGGTAAAACCGGTGCATTTGTAACCGGAACTTTACAAATTATCAATGAAAAAGTATTCAAGACTCAAGCAGTTATACTTGCTCCTACTCATGAATTAGCCATACAAACAAAACATGTGTTAGATGATATTGGTAGATTTTTAAAAATTAGAAGCCAATTACTTGTAGGAGGAACATCTGTTGAAAAAGATAAAAAATTATTATTAGATAATACCCCGCAAATTGTTATTGGCACTCCAGGAAGAGTTCATGATATGTTTAGAAGAAAATATTTATCAAATAAACATATCAAATTATTAGTTATTGATGAAGCAGACGAAATGTTATCATCAGGATTTACAGAACAAATGTATAAAATATTTCAATATATGCCAAATGATATACAAATTGGATTATTTAGTGCTACTATGCCGGATGATTTACAGGAATTAACTGAAAAATTTCTAAGAAACCCTATTAAAATTTTAGTTAAAGCTGAACAACTAACTTTACAAGGAATTGCACAATATTTTATAAATATCGAAGATGACGTTCAAAAATATGAAACACTTAAAGATTTATTTTCCAGTCTTACTGTCTCTCAAGCAATTATTTATTGTAATAGCACAAAAAGAGTTGATGATTTACAGGAAGCTATGGAAGCAGATAATTTTCCTGTTAAGAAAATTCATGGGAAAATGCCCGATGAAGAAAGAAAAAAGACACATAAAGATTTTAAATCAGGAGGCTGTCGTGTATTAATTACTTCAGATTTATTCGCAAGAGGTATTGATGTGCAACAAGTAAGTATTGTTATTAATTTTGATATTCCTAAGAACGAACATACATATTTACATAGAATTGGTCGCTCAGGTAGATGGGGAAGAAAAGGTATCGCAATTAATTTTCAATCCAAATTTGATGCTACCAGACTCAAAAGTTTTGAAGATTATTATCAAACTCAAATTGAAGAAATGCCTGCCAATTATACCGAACACTTAGGCTTAAATTAAATCGTTTAATAAATAATATCATTTTCTTTATTTCATTTAAATGTTAAATAAAGAAAACCCTTTTTTTACTGATAATACTTTTAAATTACCCATAGAATATTTAAATAACAAACAAAAAATTCCTGATAATGTTAAAACTGATTTAGAATTAGAAAATACTGTCTCCAAAAATACAAAATCTATATATAGTGATACATTACAACCTACTACAGAATTAGGCACATTAAGCATTCCTTCTTGGTCAAAATATTTTACAACAAATAAATCTTTTTTAGAAGATTCTCAAAAATTATATAAAAATATTCATTCCATTCCATTTGAAAAGTCAATTATTGATAAAATGCTTTCATCATGGAAAGATGTAAAAGGACAAAATAATTTTTTGGAAAAATTCCAATATATTGATTTTAAGAAATTTATGTGGCTTAATAGATCTTCTATGTTTTTATCTATTCTTAGTTTTTATAATATTTCTGCACCTGTATTACAATTAATAGCTCCTATATTTATTTTAATTGTTCCTTTTTTTGTACTTAGATTAATGCGATTACCTATATCTTGGGACTCATATTATAAAATACTTAAAGAAAATTTAAAAAATCATGCAATTGGAAAATTATTCTTTTCTTTCAAAAAAGCCTCTATGGGAAATAAAGCTTATTTACTATTTGCTGCTGGAATGTTTTTCTGGAATATTTACCAAAATATAATTAGTTGTTATAGATTTTATATTAATACATATTACATAATAAATAAATTTGAAATAATTAATGACTATTTAGATTATACTATTGAAAAAATGAAATTATTTTATAGTTTAACAAATAAATATAATTCTTATAATAAATTTAATGATAATTTATTAACTTATAAAGACAAATTACAAACATTCCATAACAATATTAGAAATTTACCCCTTAATACACATAAATTAGGGAAAATTAGATATATTGGAAAAATTATGAAACATTTCTTTGTATTATATGATGATAATAATATACAAAATATTATTCATTATTCATTTGGATTTCATGGATATATTGATTCCATAATAGGTATTAATAAAAATATAAGAAACAAAAAAATGAATATATGTACCTTTAATAAAAAATTAAAATTTAACTTTAATAATTTTTATCACCCTTCTATCGATAATCCTATTAAAAATAATATAAATTTAAAAAAAAATATCATAATTACTGGACCAAATGCTGCTGGTAAAACCACAACTATAAAAGCTACTATTATAAATATAATATTAACACAGCAAATCGGTTATGGATTTTTTGATAATGGAAACAATTCTCTATTTGATTATATTCATTGTTATTTAAATATACCTGATACTTGTTCAAGAGATAGTTTGTTTCAAGCAGAAGCAAGAAGATGTAAAAATATTTTAGATATCATAGAAAAACACCCAAATAAAAAACACTTTTGTATTTTTGATGAATTATATTCTGGCACAAACCCTTACGAGGCTATCAGTAGCGCTTACTCTTATTTATCTCATATATCT